TGACCTTAGAGGTAATTGGAGAATTACTGAATGCAGGGGTGGGCTTGTCAGCTTGGCGCATCCAGTTGTAATACTCAGCAGCCGATTCGTGATTGCTAATGCCTTTTTCAATCATCAATTTCTCGATGGCTTTGACATCATCATCCGATTCAGCAAGACGTTTCTCCTTCAACGTATTTCTACGCTTTTCTAACTCAGAGCGAGCGTCCTTCTCTTTCAATCGAGCCTCTAACTCGGCAATCCTCTGCTGTTGCGCAGAAATAGCCTGGTTAGTGCGCTCTTCTATTTCAAGTTCAGGCACTGGAAGGTCGGGATGAGCCTGCTTTGTGAGTTTCAAAAACTCCTTTCGGGTCTTTGGATTCTCAGCCAAGGCTTTCGCCAAGGCAGCAAGTTCATCACGGGCGTCTGGGGTAAGGTTTTCTAGCGACATTGTTTTTTCAGCCGTTCAAAACAATTAATTAAATGACACGCTTGGTGTCACCAGGTTTGGAGAGCGTCATCTGGTTTTTAGTAACCTTGTTGGCGCCACTCAAGCCACCAAACGGCTCATACCGAGGTGGGTTGTAAATCTGACCATTCTTTTGCTGGTTGTCCGTCGGGCGACGGATTGTTCCAGCACGGGGTTTGAACAATTCCATCTCTATCTCCTAGATAGGTAAGGGTGGGTTTTGAGTCCCAGGGGTTGGTGCCGCAGCCATTGCTCGCATCTCAGCCGACGCGCCACCAGCTTGAGGCAGGGTTTGAATCATTTGCATGATTTCAGAAGGTACTAACTCTTTGGCTTTGTAATCCATCTCACCAAAGGCCGATCCAATCTTTCCTATGGCATCTTTCAGCGCTTTTTGCTCAGGCGAGCCATCAGGAAACTTCTGCATGGCACCCATCAACATGCCCATACCAAGCTGCACATCAATGCGGCCTTGCATTTCCTCACCCTTTTTGGGTTCCGGCGTAGACATAGGGGAAGACATGGGAGGTGACGAAGCGCCAGACAGTGCCGGTTTCTTTTCTTCACCTTCTTCGCCTTCAGTGCCTTCCTCTTCAACCTCGATTTCCATCGAAGATTTGCCGTTTTTGGCACCGCCGCGAATCAACTTCATCAATTCTTCTGCGCTAACAGCCATATTGAGTCCTTTCAGGGCGGTTTGTAACCACTTACCGACCGTCTGTCAAGCGATTAACGGCGTGATGGCCGTGCGTAACGTAGCATTTTGCGTTGCATCATGAGAAACGACCTCCTGCGCGTTGATAACCCGTGCGATTCATCGTCGCACGACCATAATTGAGTTGCGGGGTGCGATAAATCTGTTTTAGCTCCGATTTACCTGTTCTTGGCTGGTCATTTTGGAAGGAATAGCGGTCAGTGCCACCGCTTGAGCCTCCAGAACCGCCATTCATGTTGGAATTACCGTTTGTCAGCATAAAAACCTCTACATAGCGGGTGGTGCAGCGCCTTCAGGCGTTGGTTGCTGCTGTTTTTGCATTTCTTGCGCTGCTTGCTGGGCTTGTTCCATCTTTCGGAGGTCTTCTTTGAGCAATTGCTTCATGGGAGGCTCCAAAATGTCAATCAAACGCTCTTTGGTGATCGCACCACGGTCTGCAAGCGCAAATGCAAGGCTTCTTAAGTCTTCCGTGAAGATTGGTGAGTTGGAATGAGCATCCACTTTCACCACAAAGTCCTTCGTGAACTGGTTTGCAATGAACTTATCACCCTGATCATCGGTGTAAATGCGGTCAGAATAGGTTTGCATGGCCTTTAAGTACAACGTTGCCATCTTTTCTAGCGCATCTTCAATGATCAATGCACGTTTTTTAGCCCTCGAAGACCCCAAACGCGCTAATTGCGAAGCGTGACCAGCACTTCGAACACCTGATTCACCCCTGCCTTGCAACACATTGACAATGCCAGAGGCTTCTTCAAACATTTGATCAATCTCTGCAATCTCTCTAAAGAGATCATTAGGGATCGATGGTGCCATTTGCTCAACCTTAGCATTAGGCATGTCCGTAGAAAGCAAGCCACCAACGCGGTTAAGCGCAAAGTTCTTCTCATCAAGCAAGCCTGTGAAGCCAATAAGCGCTGTAGGCGGTGATACTTGCTTAGATAAAAGGTCAAGAATCTCTTGCATCCGCTTATTGCGCATGTCTTGCAAGAAAACCAGCCTTGCAACCTCTGAAATACCCCAGTAGTAGTCATATTGAGGGGTTGGGCAGAGCTGAATAAAGGGTAATTCACCCTTCAAAAACATGCTTTCGCCTGAGCGGTCATAGATGATGACGTTCGGGTCAGCAATGGTGACGCACTGATAGTCCTCAGTCATGTCATTCCAAACCCATAACTCAGTCATCTTGATCGTATCTTCAGCCACACGAGCCTTGTACTGCTGCATCCCAGCAATATTCAGGTTCACATTACCGTACATCGTGGGGTCAGTCGCAGACAGGATCAAACGCTGGATGCCATCAGGCACTTGGTTCTCTTGGCTTTGCCCCATTTGCAAGCGAGCAAGCAGTGCTTCACGTTGCGGATGCGAGTAAAGCCTGGCGTATAGCTCAGAGCGTGTGATGTAGTAAATCTGAATTAACGCTTCTTGGCGATCCGTGTGCGGCGTATCTTCTCGATACACGCCAATACACCGTGGATCAACCATGTAGGGGTGCAAGCCATTCTTTTGAATGAGCTTAATGAAGGTGGAGTTGTAGCAAAGCGCCCAGTTCAACGCTTGGGCAAAGACTTGATCAGCGTTGCTATTGAGCCAATCGTCATTTAATGCGCCAGTCAGCGAAGGAATCTTGGTTTGTTCGTGCTTATTGACCGAGGCGCCAAGCGAGATGGTAAAGCGTGTGGTTTCTGCTGAGTAGAGAAAGGAAGAGAGCTGATCAATGTGCGGGTAAATCTTGTTGTAGTACGCAGGCGGTGCATCCAATCCCGCACCAAAGAGATAGTACGAGCGCAGCGAGTCATAAGTTCCCGTGCGCTCTTGAATGCTGACGGAGCACTTATCTACCAAGTCATTGTAGAAATACTCTCTCTGGATGGGATCGTCAGGAATTCTCATGTAGGCAACTTTAAGTTCTCATGATCACGAATGACCACTGAAGGCGTTGGTTTGCGCAATGCTATACCACTTTCTTTGACAGCAGACAAGCCCCCAACGGTTTCTCCGCGTATCGAATTCAGATTGTAGTTGCCTAATTGTTTGGGGTTACCCCACTGCACGGCAAAGGGATTTTGCGGTTGTGCGGCCTGTTTATTGCCAAGCAGGGCATGTTGCTGGTGATCGCCTTCACGCGAGGACTTGATGTCACTCATGCCGTAATCCTTAGCTAATTCTCTAAGCGTGGTGTCAGCATGTTTGGTGGAATCTGACTTCATACCCACGGCTTGCAAGAAAACCATCTGTACTTCCGATGTACAACCATGCGGACATACAGGCTCTCTGCTTTCAAAAAAGCCATGTGCGGGACATTTGTAATCATGAACGACTGCCATAGTTTCTCCTTAGTTGCTGGTCAAGATTAGGGCGTTGATAGTCTTGTGCTTTAGGGCGAATGCCAAGGTCTAACTTAAAACCGCTGCCATCATAGGTAAGCAGTCTTCTTCTCACCATGAGTGGCTTTGGTTGCTTTCTGAATTCCACATACTTCTTGCCAGCCTTGATCATGACCGCAACATCGCCATTAATCCAATGCTCATAAGCACGGTTCACACGAGTCTGCACAAGTTCGGTTAGTGGGTATTTGCCATTAAGAAACACATCTCTGAGATGCAAAGGATCAAGACCGCATAGCTCGGCAAAAAGGGCAATGGAAATACCGCGTTTCTTATCACGCATAAACGCCGGAATCACTTCCATCATTTGACGCTTACTGAGGCCCAACGCCAATAGCCTTTAAGTAATTGTTGATCTGCTTATCGACAACCGGCACTTGCACGGGTGTTATCGCTTCTTCTTTGCGATCACGGGTCATACGCATTTGCAGCAACCTTGGCATGAGCTGCTCAGCAAAGGCAACGCATCCAAGGGCAGTTGCAATGACACGATCATCTTTATTGCGCCCATAGGCAGCAATAGAACCTTGATCACGCACGATGGATTTCATCTCTTCCAGCAAATCCATTGAGTAGACATTCATCATCCCGCGCTCAAAATAGTCTTTAAAGTAATTCAGCATCCGTTCTTTTGATGAATGCGTGGTGAGATAGCCAAGCGAGTTCGAGACGCCACCCAGTGAATCATTACGCCGCCAAAGGTAGTGTTGCATGTGGGATAAGACGTCCATTAAGCCTCTCGCCTTGCGTGGCTCCATCGTTTGCGCCTGGCGCTTAAGGTTGCGCATCTCATTAATCACAGCCTGACCTGGCCCATTCACTTCTAGGTTGAGGGTGGAGTTCTTATAAGCCCCTGCCAGGTAGCAGACAACCCAGGCGAACTGGTAGGTGTTGAGTTCTGAGGTAGCGAATTCCGCAACCTGATCAAGTCCATCTGCATAGCAGCGGTAGATTTGGATGCAGAAACGATCAGCCCAGTCGCTGCTTCCATATGCTGGATCAGCACCGATGACGTAGTAGGCGTTATCAACAGGTTCCTCCCATACCTTAAGCGTTGCCATGCGCTCTGTTGAGTTAATTAACTCAGTGTCTTCAAAGTATTGTCCCATTGAGAAACGGTAGAACCGAGGTAATAACTGCTTGGCAACCTTGGCTTGATCAGTGCAACGGGCGTGTGAGAAGAAACTCGAACCCGTCATGATGAAGGCATAGTCTTCAGTGGGCGGGAACTCCTGATACATGAGGGCTTCATCCTTAATCCCCTCATTCATCTTCCACCGCCACCAGGCAATCTGCCTTGAATTGATCTCTACCTGGTAGAGCTTCTTAATCTCTCTTGTCCATTCCTTTTCTTCAGGACTTAACTTTCCATCCCAGTACACCTTGTAGACATCGGACTTGGCATCAGCACTGTAGAGTTCATTACGCCACCAGCCACAGAAAATGGCTTTTTGCGTTCTTGCACGTTTGGCAACGGCCCACATGTCATGCCACATGTTGAACCCACGCGCTGTGCTTTCAAAGAGGTAAAGCCTATTGGGGTTCTTTTCTGCCAAAGACGCTAGCAGTGATGCCAATCCCTCTTCATCACCCCAAGATGATGTCTCTGTGCCATGCAAATAGGTAATCCCCTTACCACGTCCTAATGAACCCTTGGCCCGCAAGCCAGCGACTTGGTAGAAAAGCCTTGATCGATTCTTTAAGACCATCTGATTCCTGTTATGCGTCATTAAAGGAATCTTGTACTCAGGAGGTAATCCATCCATGTACATAGCAAGTGTCGTTCTGAACTGGTCTCGGTTCTCTTCCGTATCGGTAGTGAGCGTTCCCTGAAACCCAGGGTTCTTAAAGTGCCAGTAAAGGTCTAATGCAAGGGAGATGGTGGTAATCCCAAGCTGCCTACCTTTAAGAATCACAAAAAAATGGATGTCATTGTTTAGACCCTTGGCAATCTCTTCCATCACATAGGTCTGGCTACCAAGCAAACGCTGCCCAAGACGCTGTATGCCTAACTCTTTGGTTTCAACCTTCAGTTCCTTGCAGAACTTGTAGAAGTGATTGAGATCAAACTTCATTCAATGCCTGGTTCATATTCGTAATAAGTGCAAACCTTTTCTGCCAGCAAGCCATCTCGGATGCAGATCAACACTACTTCCTTCCCATCATGGCTTTCTTTTAGTCCAATCTCTTGGCTGTAGTGGCAGTTTCTGCAATCGGGCTTCAATTCCATAGTTTTCCTTTAACCACAACACCGTCTTTTGTTCATCAGCACTCAAAGGACGTTTCTTTCTCTCATCCTCATACCACTTCATCGCCAGATACGGATAGCTTGGATCACCTTCTGCATACTTCGTAATCCATCTCACCGCATCATCATGCTTCACTCAATCCTCCACACCCTTACACCATTCTCCACCTTCCTTGCTGTGAACTTCTTTCCCGTTCTTCTCCACTCTCTATAGTTAGCATTGCATAGCTTAGATAGATCACCACCTT